CTTAGATCGGGAATCGTCGCACGCAGTGCATACACCGTCTAATTTATAGAATTTTTCATTCTATATCTTAGACTTACCCAAAGGAGCTAGTTGCACCATGACGTTTCCAATGAAACGGAAGACGCGGGCAACTCGACCCTCAGGAGGTTTTTCCTCCTGGGGTAAGATTGACCGCCGAACCCGTTCCACTGGTTTGTGGGGCGAATTTGTCCCTAAAACGGACACATCTGCTCCAGCGTATCATGGGAGTCAGGTTACTGACTCGGAAGGTCATCCATGGCCACCTAAAGGTGGCTTCGATGACGTGGGCGGCCCCTTCTATTCGAAGAGTACTAAGGTTAGCAAACGCTATACCCCATACTCTTTTCGGATCGAAGGCAACACTGGTGTCAGTCCGGCTGCGTTTTTTGATAGGTACAGAATTCATCTGTACAATCAATATTCGTGCCCGATTGAGACCACTGGGTCTGGTTCTAACCGACAGCCTATTTGGCCTACAGCGCAAGATTCGACTCAGTCGAATCTTAATGCCCTGGGAGCCTCGGCTGTTAGTAGATGCAGACCGACCGCACCAGAAGAGGATCTCTCGACCGCCTTGGGCGAGATTTTCCGCGACGGACTTCCGTCTGTCGTGGGATCTCGCACTTGGCAATCAAGGACTATTCGCGCGCGTAATGCGGGCGATGAGTTCTTGAATATCGAGTTCGGATGGCTACCACTTGTATCGGATGTCGAACGTTTCGGCAAAACCGTTACAGATTCTGATCGTATTGTTCAACAATACAATCGGGATCGTGGCAGACTTGTCCGTCGATCCTACTTCTATCCTGCAACTAGAGATCAGTCAACAGTTGTCCTGTCCACAAGTACACTCCCTGACGGGGGTGCTACTATGAGCACTTCAGCTGTTCCTGATCTCTCCGTGGGTGGGGTGTGGTCAAAAACCACTACAACGACTATTAGTCGTTGGTTTAAAGGAGCATTTTCTTACGGAGTTCCCCTACGTTCGACAAACGTAGGATCCTCCGCAAGTGCGGCGGAGATTGCGGATCGTTTGTATAACGCTTCGCCTCTTTCGCCGGATGTCCTTTATAACCTCACTCCATGGAGCTGGGCCCTCGATTGGTTCACTAATACCGGAGATGTACTTGCGTACCTCTCCGATGTAATGAGCCAGGGTCTGGTTTTGCAGTATGGCTACTTCATGGAACATACTGTCCGTGAAGTGCGATACTCTCTAAATGGAGCATCAATTTATGGTGTTCCTATTAGAGTTCCGGACGCAACCTTGGTTGTTGAAACCAAATCGCGTTCGAAAGCAAATCCCTTTGGGTTTGGCATTACCTGGGACGGTTTGTCACCGATCCAGGCTGCCATACTCGCTGCGCTCGGCATAAGCCGGACGTAGTAGGGTGGTGTTTGCCACTGCCTATACACCTCTATGGCTAGTTTTGACTAGCCGAAAGGAGCAATGCCAATGGCGTTCTCAGACCCACAAACCATCACTATTTCGGGTACTCCGATTACGTTGCCCAGAGTTATCTCTGGTGTCAACAACTCGAAGTACGCGTCTAGCGATGGTTTGGTCGATCTCACCGCATCCTCTGCCTACGGGCAGAGGACTCGGCGAGTCCTGAGAGTCGATCATTCGAAGATCACGGCTGATCCGTTTATTCCGGCTCAGAATCGTCAGGTGTCGATGTCGAACTACATCGTCTTTGACGTTCCTTCAGTCGGGTATTCGAATGCAGACGTGACAGCAGTTTACGCGGGCTTTAAGGCCCTGTTTACTGCTTCTTCGGATGCTCTCATCACCAAACTTCTTGGTGGTGAAAGCTAATCCTATCCAAGGATCTTATATTGACCATGTTGGTCTTTATAGTTCCCGTCATCATCTTTTGTTTGATGATGATGTTTTTGGACTGGAGAGATCGAAATAGGTAGGCTAGTCACCTACCCTCTCAGTGAGGCCGCATCTGGCTAAGGAAAGCCAACCCCCTAACGATTAGTAAGGAGGGGCTTTGAAAAGCCTGATGTTGCTCTGGGAAAAGGTAGCCTTTGAAATGGCTACCAGGTGTAACACTAGCGCCACCATGGACATCAAATATGTCCAAGGTCGGCTAAATCACGAGGGGTTGTCGTTTCTCACGATAACCCTACCCAGGTTTGGAAAAGACATCCAAAAATGTCTTGACCAAGGTTGGGTGGACCGTTGCCTTTTCCAAGGTTTGTCCTGGAAAGGTGGTCTCCCGAAATTTCTTTCGGGTTTCCTCGGTCTTGTGTTTAGCCGGAGCACCGGTGTGTTACTGGACGATCCTGATGTCGAAGCTGTATTTGCCCTTCGTCAGCTTACGCTGATGTTTGGAAAAATGCAACTACCCTGCTCTCCCGAAAGGGAGATGAGGGCTTTCGACACCTTCGTCCAGTGTGAAAAGGATGTCAAGACGTCCTGGAACTCCTTGGACTCTTCCTTGAAGGATGAGTTCCGCCGAGTTTCGGGCGTGCTTTTTGGCAGAATGTTCCTCCGTCTGGATCATATGATCCAGGCTGGTGAACTTCTCCCTAAGCACGGTCCTGGTGCAGTTGCGGAAAAGTATTCCTCTAACGAGAAGTACTACCGTGCTGCTTGGACCCGTCGCCTTGAAGATATTCTCCCCTCTGGGGATAATATCGTTCCTAATTCTCGCTTTTGGCGAGAATTGGGCAAGGTGGACATCCTTGAACCCGAGGCAGAAATTCCCGTTAGGGTTGTTTCTGTCCCTAAAACACTGGAAACACCTCGAATAATCGCAATCGAGCCTACTGCTATGCAATATGCACAGCAGGCGCTCCTTTACGGTTATCTCGAGACTCTCTCGAAGGACGTTGTCCTTCGTGAGATGATCGGTATTGATGACCAACAGCCTAACCAGCTGATGGCTCAAGAAGGTTCCCATTGTGGGAACCTGGCAACACTCGACCTGAGTGAAGCCTCTGATCGTGTCTCCAATCAGCATGTACGATTGCTTGTTGGCAATCACCAGCGTCTTCGGACGCTCGTGGATGCCTCTCGCTCTCGAAAGGCTGATATACCGCGATACGGCATTCGTCGTCTCGCTAAGTATGCGTCGATGGGTTCAGCCACATGTTTTCCTATGGAGGCAAGTGTTTTTCTTACACTTATCTTCATGGGAATTTCACGTGCGCTTAACACACCTGTGGATCAATCGTTGCTTAATGCAATGATTGGTCGGGTGCGCGTCTACGGTGACGATATCATTGTCCCCGTAGAATGTGTGGGTCCTGTCATTTCCGTCCTCGAAGCTTTTGGCTTCGTGGTAAATCGGAACAAGTCCTTCTGGACCGGAAGGTTCAGAGAGTCTTGCGGTAAGGAATATTACGACTCTTGCGATGTTTCCGTCGCAAAAGTTCGCAACTTCCTCATCGATGACAGGAAGCACGTCGCGGAGGTCATTTCGACTGTCTCCCTTAGGAACCAGTTTTATAAACTGGGCCTTTGGCAGACTACGAAATGGCTTGACTCATTGATTGCTAGGAAGATTAAATTCTTCCCGACTGTTAGTGAGTCGTCACCCGTGTTAGGACGTCACTCATTTCTTGGATATGAAACCCAGAAAATGAGTCCTACCCTACATAGTCCCTTGGTTAAGGGCTATGTAGTTAAGGGGAGGCCACCAGTTGATGAGCTGGATGGTCATGGCGCCCTTGTCAAGTACCTCATTAAGAGAGGCATTGACCCTATTAGTGAAGGCCACTTGGAACGTGCTGGACGTCCTCAAGCCGTCTACACCAAGCTGAGGTGGAGTTCTCCGTTTTAAACGGAAACAACCGGGCTGACAAGCCCGGCTGGGAGATTAATTATCTCCTTGGACTGGCCCTCAGAAGCCAGTTTTCAGGGAGATGCACGCAGTGCA